TGTTCCGTCTGCGTTCATTCTGTCTCTCCTTCCTGCTCTCTCTTCCACTCATTGAGCATTACAAGCATGATGTTTGCTGTCAGACCGCCGAACGCATTATCCATCGTCATGAATCTTTTGATTCTCGCTTCGATCCATGAGACCGGGATAGCTTCTTCTGGCTGTACATCATCAAGGCAGTCAACACATTTGTCGTTGAAATCTTCCGCGGTATCTCCTTTTTTCCCATACAAAACTTTTAGTTTAGCCGCCTGTCTGCTGATTAAGTCATCCATCATAAACTCCCATCTTCAGGATTTCCCATGTCCTGACCATACATAAATTCTTCCATCGTGCGTTCAGGTTCTGGCTGTGCGGGTGGCAGATTCTCAAGTTCATCAAGGAGTCCTCTAATGTCTCCGTCACACTGAACAGCCCCGTCATCATCTGGACAGTATTTCATCGCAAGTTCTACCGCCGCCTGCCTTGAGATCAAATCGCACGCGTGTGTTTCTGTGCGTTTTTCCGTGCGTTCTTCCAGCTGTGAGGATGGGCAATTTTCATACAACGGATCTTTGCCATCAATTAAAGACATGCACCATCTCATACCGTTTCGCATACCGCATGAATATGGATCATCCGCGTCTGTTGCCTTTATTCCGGTTTGTATCATAGTGATTAAGTGTGGCTGTGCGGATGGCATAAAATAATCTCTTAGGTACTGCGACAGCACTTCCGGTTTATAAGTTCCAAAGCCTACAAAGCATTCGCCGTCTTCGATGTATTTAATCGAGTAGTACGGTTTGCCCTTGTACTCCGGATACGTGCAAACATCCGGATGTGGATAATGTACAAGCAGTTCAACAAATGTCCTTTTGGGCTGCTTGGAGATTGCATCTGTCAGCTTGAAAATGGTCTGCTCGTAGCTGTGGGCTTTTTCCTGCCAATAGTCACGTTCTTTCCGTGTCTCCTGCAACTCTCTGAGCCATTCCGCAAGCTGTCTGTGCGCTTCAGCACACGCCCGATCCCCGTCCGTAACCTCGCACCGGTCTACCACCTCTTCCGCATGGATAATAGCTTCTTCAAGTGTCATGCTCATTTAATCACCTCTTTTCCGCTTATTTGAGCAACTCATACCCTACAAAGTCCGCTTCTATCTCAAAAACATCACTGTAAATATCGGCGTCTTCATCTTCGCAGATTGTGAGCGTTTGTCTGGCAGTGCCTTTTTCGATAACCTTAATCGTCCAAATGGCTTGCCCTTTTTTCCCGTACCATGCATCTATGATCGTGCCGTCTGTAAAAGCAATTCTTACAATCCTTTCAAAACAGCTAATTTCGTCATTCGGATACGGTGCTCCTTCTACCACTAAATTATCATCAGAGTAACCGTAGACTTTAATCATTCCGTCACCTCATCGTAGTAGTCGCACAGTTCCGGTACGCATAAATCTCCATCATCGTCAAAATTATGCATCGGGCATTCGCTCAACACGTCAGGATGAACGCCCTCGCATGCACAACGTGCGTTATCCGGAAGCACATGAAATGCAATCCCGTCTTTCGTTTTGTATATCATTCTCTTACCCTCTCAAATCCTAACGACTTGACAGCCGTGCTGTACTGAAATAACCTGTTCTCCATTCGTTCACCGGCGTCCTTGGCCTGCTCGGTCACCTCCATGATGTCACGGAACGCCTGATATACTCCAGAATACTCAGCAGGTGCTTCCGGTTCAGGGGGCAGCTCTTCAAGCTGCTCCCTGCAAATACCAAGAATCTCCTCATGCATCGTGCAGATCAAATTACCGCTGTCCATGATTTTCCTCCTTACGCATTCATCTGCAAAAACTTAACTGTACCCCAGCCCGACTTGCAGAATGCGACATTGTCCTTTTTGCAAACAAGCCGCCAACAGTTCTTTATTGTTCTTCCTCCGCATGTCGTGGAGCTGTACCACTTGAAGCGGAATTTCTGCGTATCTGCAATCTTTCCGTTTTCCGGCCAGTCCATTGAGAATCCCTGGCCGGGCTTATATGTCAGCACCCGCGGATTATGGCCGCCCATCGGAAGCATCTCCTCAATCCTGTAATATCCGCTTCCTGCCGGAATGATCAGAAAAGACTGTGTGACATCGTTGTAATCATTATTGTTTCTGTGCTTCCGCCATGACAGCGAGCCATTCGGGTTTGCCTCAAGTGCTGTCGAAAGTCCTGCATTGATGATGTGGATCTGCGGGGCATAGCTCCCGAAGGTGAAATTCTTCTCGATGTACCGCGTCTCCGCATTGGCCGTCACGATCATGATTGCCGTGATTGCCATTGCGACGATAAGTGCCGTGGTTGCTTTTAACAATTTATTCATGGTTTGTCTCCTCTCTGTTTCTCAACACAAAATCTTCTGCTGCATCAGGTCTTTCGGGAACTCCAGTTTCACGCCCGTTTCTGCTTCGAGACAAGCTACGATGTCATGCCAGTCAATGCTCCCTTCCATCAGCGCATCGATATGGCGGTTAAATTCCTTCTGGAACCGGAGGAGCCGTTTAGCTCCCCACTGGTTCTGTTCGTACAGGATAATCATCGCCATGGCCTGCACGCTACTGTAGCAGTAGCATTTCATGGTCAGCGTCGCCGCGTCCAATTCCTTCTTCGTCATCGGGAGTGTGACACCCGTAGACCGTCTCATGCGTATCATCCTCTTAAGCTCGTCCGAAACGCATCCCCCATCCTGTTCTACTTCAAGAGCAGTTTTCCGCGCGGTCTCCAGTCCGCGAAGGAAACCCTCAAATTCTGCGTCTTTCTTGCTCATGCCTTAATCTCCTCTATGCTTCACTTAACCGGAGGCATCTCGACAACAAATTCACCGATTCTCTCGTCTTCGATTCTGTATGCTGTCACCTCAGCTTCGCGGAACTCATTCAGAAGATCATTCATGACCTCTTCGCTCTCACACTTGATGATCAATCCGGTTCTGAGGATTTCATCTATCTCCTCACTTGTCATTTCTCTGATTTTCTTCTCTGCCATCTCAACTCTGGTCAGTTCTTCAAATGTGGTTCCGAGCTCTTTTGCGATCGCTGCGATGATCGGTCCTTTGGGTGTACGTTCTCCGCTGATATATCTGGACATGGCCACTTCAGTTACCTCGACCTTATCTGCGAGCTCGCGCTGTGACATTCCGATTTCTTCCAGTTTCTTTGCAACATTAATTCCAAATGCTTTAGAATCCATAAACTTCTTTGTCTCCTTTCTTTACTAACTTTTCGCATTCATCTTCTTCCGCCCATCCGAGCAGCTCCACCATGAGCATTGCCTTTTCAGCCTTCGTCCACTGAGAAGCGAAAGTTTTTATAACAAACTTTGTCTGACTGAACATTACTTTCGGATCGCCGATAAGTACTTCGCCCATCAATTCCGAGGGTGTAGTCTGAAGTTCTTTTGCAATCTTGAGCAGGATAGTGGCTTTCGGAATCCGATCTCCGCTCACATATCTTGATATGCTTTGCTCCGTCACCCCAACATGCTCTGCAAGCATTCTCTGATTCATTCCGAGTGCGTTCAGCCGTTTGCAAATGTTTATGCCTATCACATTGTCTTCCGTCATGTCTTAATCCCCTCCCACGTATTTCATAAGCTCGCTTGCCTGCCGCTTCTGCTGTATTTCATACCCGCCACAGGATATATACCGCTTCTCTTTTCTCTCAAAATCATACTCAATATCTTCTGCATGATCCTTAACCATGTCTTGCATCACTTCCATGGCAAGCTCCACGGCTGCATCAAATCCCTGCCAGAATGATTGATACGGATCCGCACATCCCTTGAATTCTGCTTCATCGCGCAAAGAAATGAACCTGTTTGTCAGTTCCTGTATTTCTGTCGCTTTCATTTTCACCTCCTACAGTCCGGACATTGCTCTCATCATCAGGTCGACATCTTGATTTTCCAGTTCCTGAATGATATGCAGGTAGACTTTCTGCGTTGTATTAATGCTCGAATGGCCGAGTCTTCTGGAAACGCTGGCGACTGATGCACCTGCATGTAAAAGGAGACTTGCGTGCGTATGGCGTAGACCATGCAAGGATATAACCGTTATTCCGAGTTTCTTGCAGTGCCTTTCTAAAATGTCATTCACAGTTGAGTTGTAAACGGGGTACTTCTGATTTACGAATATCGGCTCATCTTTTTTCAATCCGGACACGAGTTCCGAGAATTTTGTAACAACCTGCCAGTCTATCCGTATGGTTCTTACAGACGACTTGTTTTTTGTCGGCAAAAATCCCGTCCCTGTTTTATAGTCCCATGTCTTAGAGATGCTCAAAGACTGATTTGAGAAGTTGAAATCATCCGGTGTGATGGCCAGTGCTTCGGAAAATCGCATTCCAGTTTTGACAATCAAGAAAATGAGCCAGTCCCAGTTGGCGGTTTTTGAAAGCTCCAAATCCTCTATCAGCATATGCGTCTCGTACTGGTTGAGAAATTTCACCTTTTTCTTTCTCGGCTGTTTCCCTTTTATCACTGCCTTGCGCGTCGGATCTCTTTCTATGAGACCTTCGTCTATGGCATCGAGAATTGCTCCTTTCAGATGATGGTGAAAATCCATTACGGTTTGCTTTTCGTGCTCATCTGCATATGCATTCAGCAAAGACTGGTAGTGCATTCTGTCCATCTCGCTTATCCGAAGATTGGGAATGAGTTTTTTGAGCCACTTTATCGTCAGCTCGTATTTTCTCAGGGTGACGTCTCGAACAGCTCCTTTTTTGTATGTCTCAACCCACTGTTCGTACCACTCGCAAAAAAGGGTGTTTTGGGTATCCATGTTCACATCCTCACATCGAATCCGCCCTTGATGACATCGGTCTTCAACGCCTCGAACTCGTTCCAGCTGAACTTCCGCCCTGCCTCGTACGCAATGCCGGCAATTTTAAGCATCTTGTTGCGGTACTCGACCTTGTCGATCTCGATAAGTTCGCGGATGGCCTTGATCTGCGCCTCGGTGATTGCACCGTTCGCGCCGTCCATATCGTCAAGCACCTCACCGATGTTGTTGTAGTGGATCCGCTTGCTCTCCGTGATTTTGACTTTGCCTTTATGTCTTGGAATCATTGTCTTAATCTCTCCTTTCCTCGTTCTCCCAAATTTCTATGATGTCGAATATGATCTTCTTAAAAACCTCGTGCCTATTTGTGATAACTGCGGCGTCATGCATGAGCATGTCCCAGTCCCTGGGAGATTCGTTATGCTTTTTGATGAATCTCCACACATCGTTGATGAACTCCCACCATTTACGGGCTGCCATCATTCCACCTCTTCAATCTCGATATAGATCCCGGGGACACTCGCCCAGAACTTTTCAACCAGCTCACTGCACACGAGTGCGTCGTCCTTCCAGAAGTGCAGATCCGTCATGACGTCCTTGAGCAGCTTCTGCAGGTTGTCCGTGTCCGGCTTTGTGATTCTGTACTCACCGTCCTTGTGCCTGCCCCTTGGAAAGCACCACCGCACGATCAGCCGGATCCCGTCCTCATACGGCACGTCTGGCCTGTGCCTTGCAAGGTGCGCTTCGAGTTTCGACCTGGCGTCCTTCAGCTCCGGAGGCTCGTAGAAGATCGGCTTCCTGTTCTTTGTGTTGACCTGCTTTTCCTGATACGTAGCGGTCGGCGGGATCATTGCCACAAAAAATCTATCGCTCATGTCACACCTCGAATAAGTCCGTCATCATTTCCACGTAGTCAAAGAAATCGGAAATGTCCTGCATGCTGATCGAATCGTTTTCATCAATGTTCTGTTCAAAACACCAGTCCCTGAAAAGTCGTTCAAGTTCTTCTTTCATTTCCGTATCCCTTTCCACTTCCCGTCTGCGTACTCGATAAGACCTTTATACTTTGCTGTGTTCATGAGCCAGTTCAGAAGCCCTGGCTGCTTTCGGATCCAGTTCAGTACCTCGCTGTGTTCCGGATCATATTCTTCACCGGGTTTTGTATGATAGAGTGCCGGCATGTTTTGAAATACATCCAACCGCTTATCGTAATTTTTATTCTTTTTCATTTTTCTTTTTCTCTCTTTCCATCCACATTGCCGCCGCATGTGTAGGTGGGTCCCTTTTGGAACAAAGGGGCGGACTCAGAGCCCCCTTTGTCCAAAGGGTACCGACACATGCATATGTGGCTATTTACCCCGTTAGGGGTACCGTATTTTGCAGCGTGCAAAATAGGAATTTTCGTCCTTTTTTGCAAATATGTGCAAAATAGGAATTTTCGTCCTTTTTTGCATGCATCAATTGTTGCGAAGATACCCGTTTGAATCGATGCTGTACTTGCCGTCGAACAGCTTTAAGCGGTCCTTGAGAGTGCGTTCTTTATACTTGACATTCCTCAAAAATTCCTCTACTTTAACTTTCCCTTTGCCCTCGACATCTAACATCTCAAATACTTCCTCGAACTCTGCGCGGGCATCATTTTTTCTTTCTTCAGGCGTCTTATCCGCTCGCTTTCCGGACTTCGCAAGATTGCGTTTGCTTCTCGATCTGCCTTCTTCGTCGGGCTTGATATCCTGCAACATGCCGGTCGTGTCCACCTCGTGAATCGGGTACTTGAACCAGATATCTACCGGCTTGAACCGTTTGAATTCTCGAAGTGTACCGTCTACCCGGAGGCCTGTATAAGCGTCCGCTTCCTCTTCCGCAGCAAGCATGACATTTAAGAAATCACCAAGCCATTCCGTGATGCCCGTCCTGTCTTTGACTGTGTTGTAGTAGTCTTCCGGCATGTTGAAGTCGTGAGCCTGCGGGAGCTCTGCCCATATGTCTTTGTGATTTGTCTTCAGCCATTCGCTTCCGGCTTCCAGCGCTGCATTTCTTACGGTCTGACGCTTTGCATCCTCGGTGAGGGGAAGCTCAATCAGGTCGAGAAGCGCGTCAGGATCGCGTCCGAAGACGCCGGATCCGGAAGCTCTGTCCATGGACTTCTTACCGCCCTGGGCTCCCTTACTATGATGGTGGACGTATACGACAGCTGCTCCTGTCTCCGTAGCGATCCGGTCAAATTGGTTACAGAACTTCGCCATCTGTTCGGCAGAGTTCTCGTCTCCTGTCAGCACTTTATAGATCGGGTCTATCACAATGACTTTGTAGCTGTGCTTTTTCGCACGCCTCACGAGCTTCGGAACGAGCTTGTCAATGCTCTCTGTCCGTCCTCTTAAGTTCCATATGTCAAGGTGCCTGAAAGCCTCTCTCGGCGTTCCCGTCGCCTCGCATACGTCCTTGAATCGGTGCAGACAACTATTCCTGTCTAACTCAAGATTGACGTACAGGACGCGCCCCTGAGCGCATTTCCAGCCAATCCATGTCCTGCCTGATGCAACCGCCAGACAGAACTCTATAAGCAGAAAAGACTTGCCTGTCTTGGATCCGCCGACGATCAGCATCTTGTGCCCTTCTCTCAGTACGCCCTCGACCAGCTCCGGCGCTTTCGGCGGAAGGTCGTCAATGATGTCGTAGATGTTCTCAAAATCCGGCAGGTCGTCGTTGACGGATTCAATGTATTCTTTCCACTCATCCCACGACCGCTTACCGATATTCGTGTCTACGATGTACTGCTTTTGTTTTCCCCGGATACATCCCGGCAGCCGGGAGAGCCTCGACGGATTCTTGTTCTGTTCGTCGATACTCATGCCATTCTTCTGGCATATCTTGTACAAAAAGTTGACTCGTGTTTTGTATTCCGCGTAATTCGTCGCATCGATCCGAACAATGGCGTGCAGGCTCTTCCCGCCTGAATGCACGAGGACCGCGACAGGAAGCTCAAGCTCCCGGATCAGCGCGTTCTGCTTCTCAATGGCGAGTGTGTCAGATTCGACCAGGGCATACCGGAATTCCGTCACGTTCTCGTTCTTTCCGCCTTTACCATCGAGAGGATTGAAGCGCACCCACGCCCCTGCCTCCTTGTTGTAATCGCCGATCGCAGCTCCTATGTCATCACCGCAGGTGTCGAGTCGTTCCAGAATTTCGCTGACTGTAAAAGACATCCCGGCATTTCTGGGGATATATTTCATCCGTTCGTCATCCATACGGCTTTGAACGACAAGGCCAAAGGTCTCGTTCGGCTCGAAGAGTGTTTCGAGGTATCGCTTTACTTCCCTTGCCGGATGCCACTTGTCCGGCTCCTTTACTTCCCGATCTTCCACCCAGCCCGGGTCTACGATCTTCCCGTCAGCGATGAACTCCGCGTCCCAGTCCATAAAACCGCTCTGGATCTCTCTTGTCGGGTCCCATCCGTGGTCTACTGCGAGCTGATAGATTGTCCCGCCCGTGACAGGTTCCGCGGAGCCGTGGAAGGTCTCCCATTTCCGAAGACATTCCCCTTCGTGATACCTTGCACGGTCTTTTGCGCTCCACGCCTCCCAGTCCTCGGCGGAATAGCCCTCATATTTGAGAGCCATTCCCACCTCGGTCCATTCGGTGTAGTCGCAGGATCCAGGGTCAAGATGTCTCAATATCTCTCTCAAATCATCCATTAAACATTACCTGCTGTGATGGCGGGATGTATTCCACCGGATAGATGCCCTGCGGAATCCGCCAGCCGTTACCGGCTATCCTGTCGATCATTCTCCGCGCTTCGTCAAACTGCCATGTGCCTACATGCTGGAATCCCTTGTTCTCCAGGAATCGAATCTGCTTCGGTGTGGTCAGTCCTTCCATGCGTCTTGCCTGAAGCCTGTCGAGGATCTTAGCGGCCTTGCCGGCGTTCTCGATTTCCTCCGGAAAAATCCCGAACTTTTCAAGCGCCTGTTTCTGCTTGTCGCTTGCCGGTGCCATCTCCCAACCGAAGGACGGGACATAGCCGGATAAATCCTCTGCCTGTATGGACATCTCGAACTGAAGCGGGTCAACGAGTTTTCGTTTCCGTGTCCGCATGGCTGCAAGCTCTTTTGCAAGGGCTTCCTCTCTCTGAGCAACAACATCCTCTGAAGCCTTCTTTTCGGTCTCTTCCAGCTCCATCTCTTCCCCGGCGTTCTCTTCGAGGATCTTTGTCATCTGCTCCGCAACATCCGGAGAATCACAGATGAGCGACGCCGGCCGGCACAGCTCGTGCTTCTCGGTCATCCAGAGGAAGTCAAGCAGAAGAAGGTGGTCTTTCCCCGGGGAAAGCCTCGTCCCACGCCCCACCATCTGGCAGTAAAGCCCTCTTACCTTTGTCGGTCTTAAGACCACAATGCAGTCGACGCTCGGGCAGTCCCAACCTTCCGTAAGAAGCATGGAGTTGCAAAGCACGTTGTATTTCCCTGCCTCGAAATCAGCAAGGATTTCCGCCCTGTCTTCGCTGTCCCCGTTCACTTCTGCCGCCCTGAATCCGCGCTTTTCCAGAATGTCCCTGAACTTCTGCGATGTCGCTATGAGGGGAAGGAATACCACCGTTTTTCTATTCATGCAGTGTTCCGCCATCTGGTCTGCGATCTGGTCAAGGTACGGATCCAGAGCCGTGCCAATCTCGCCGACCTTGTAATCGCCGGCAGAAATACCGACTTTAGATATGTCGAGCTTCAGCGGAATGGTGAGCGCCTTTATCTTGCAGAGATAGCCCTGCTTTATTGCCTGTGTGATGCGGTATTCATAAGCTAAGCTGTCGAATACTTCGCCCAGGTTCTTCATATCGCCCCTGTCAGGCGTAGCCGTTACACCGAGTACCTTCGCACCGTCGAAGTAGTCTATGACGTTCCTGTAAGACGGTGAGAGGGCGTGGTGTGCCTCGTCGATGATGATGGTGTTGAAGTAATCCGGCTTGAATCTATCAAGCCTTGACTGCCTCATGAGTGTCTGCACGCTTCCGACCGTTATCCGGTAGAAGCTGTCGAGGCAGGATTCCTCAGCCTTCTCTACGGAGCATCCGAGTCCCGTTGATTTGGCTATCTTGTCTCTTGCCTGGTCGAGCAGCTCTCCCCGATGAGCGAGGATGAGCACCCTGTCGCCCATCCTCACACGGTCTTTCGTTACCTTTGCAAAGCAGATCGTTTTTCCTGTTCCTGTCGGGAGCACGAGGAGCGTTCTCTTGACGCCTTTTCCCCATTCATCTTCAATGGCGTTTACAGCTTCTTTCTGATAGGGTCTCAGCTCCATCTTTGCCATTTAAAATCCCCTCTTCCATGCCGGAGCAGTCGCCGAAGGATCGCAGAAGCGGTCGATCTGATTGCTCTGTCCCTTGGATCCGTCTCTCTTCGTGTACTCGTTCACGCTGACTTCGCACTGTCCGCCTCTTGTGATCAGTGCCGGCCAGTTCATGCGCAGCTGTTCTCCCTGCTTGGCAAGACCTACGGAAATGAAAAGCTGTGAAATCTTCCACTTGAACTTCTGGTGCAGGATGAAGTTCTCATGACGGGTGACTTCGATCTCTTCACCATCATCTGCTTTTCCGGTGATGCGGAAGGTCACATTCGCCATCGGGCAGCCTGCATACTTGCTGACGCTTCCGTCATTCTTCTTCTGATCGGATACATACGTGCGCTCCACATCTTCAATCACAAAGGGATACGTACCTGCGGGAAGGGTCTTCCATTCCGGGGCTGTAGCGTCCGCCTCGAACGAGTCTTCCCATGTCATGAATTCTTCATCGTGAGTGTATTTGTTGTCTGCCATTTCAAATCCTCCTTACTTAGTCGTTGAATGGTATTTCTGCTTTGTTTCTTGCTTCACTGGCCATGGCCGCGACTTTGTTAAAGTACGGGATGAGCCATCCGTTTATGAAATCATCCGGATATTCACTGACCGGCATATCAGGCGGGAAATATCCCTTTGTCGATACGACATTCTGAATGTCCCACTCATCCGTGTCGTACTGCCTCATGAGCCTTGCGACCTTCTCGGGGATTGCAGGATCAATCTCAAACTCCCGTGCCTCTTCCTTCGGTTCTGCTTTCGCCGCGGCCTGCTTCGCCTTATGCTCTGCCACCTTCTTCTCGGCGAATTCGGTCTGCTTCGGGCTTGCGTCTTCCTTCGGCTTGTCACCGAGAACAGACTTTGCATCATACTCGCGCTTCGTGATCTCTTTTGCGTCCCGAAGAGCATCTTCAGTCGGAATGGCTTCGCCCTTCTCCACCTTCCAGAACTTGTCACCCGTCACGAAGTAATGCGTCTTCTTTGCAACTTCGACCTTCGGTGCGGGTGCTTCCGGAACAGTCGGCTTGTTCATGGCGAGCATTCCCTCTTCGATGATTCCCCGGATGCCTTCATAGGAAAAATCCATCTCAGATGGAAGACCGTAACGGTTCTTTGCATCCCAACACGGATGATGTTCCGTATACATGACGCGCCGGCCGCCTTTGCCTTTGCCCTTGCCCTGCTTGTCCTTGTCCGTCACGATCGTCTTGTAGTTGGCAAAAAGAACCATGTCTCCCCATTCCTTAACGGTCGCGCATATGTTGGACTTCGGGCTGTTCTGGAGCTTCATTTCCCACCTGTCATAACTTCCGGCCTCGTCCGGCTGTTCGAACTTCCGCATCATGGCGTGTGCAGTGATGACGATATTGAACCCCTTATCCGCAGCCTCAGAGAGCAGATTCAGGAGCTTTCCGAACTCTTCCCATGCTACGCGGTAGCCGGTACCGTATCCGGGAGAGCTGATGCTGTCCCAATGATTCTGAGCACAGACATGGTCAGCGCACATCTTTTCCGCCCAGTCAGCCGTATCAATGACGATAGTCTTGCAAGGCACATCGATATTTCCGCTGATGATTTCCTTAATGTCGGCAAGCAGTTCCGTCCATGAGAGCGGTTCAATTCTCGCTACATCCATAGCTGCGGTAGACCCTTCGGTGTCCAGGAACACCGGATCCGGGAACTGCGCTGCAAATGTGCTCTTGCCGATTCCTTCCGGGCCGTAAAGCACGACCTTCTTTGCTTTGGGGATTCTCCCCTTTGAAACTTTGATCATTTATGTCCTCCTTCTATAAAAGTTGACCATTTTTCATACCGTTATCGAGATAGCTAACAATAGAAGAGCGAGAATAACGGATTGTACTTCCATATTTCCGAATTGCATTTGCTTCTTCGGCAATTTTTTTTACAGTGTGTCGTCCTAAATTGAGATATGCGCAACAGGTGGGCAGGTCAAAAAGTTCAGCGTCAAAGTTGTATCCTTTTGATTCGCTATCTTTCTTTTTAGTTTTGTAACTATGAAATTTGCTAATTTCATAATCCCATTGATTTTTCACACTTTCGGTTTTAGGAATTCCGTAAACGTCGATAAGTGTCTTTATTCGCGGTGCAGATAATTTCCATGCAATGTCAAGAATATAGTCAGCGTCCATAAACCATTCTGTTTCAATGGTTGTAGTTATGCGATGTTGTGAAAAGTAATTATGAAGTGCAGATTCAAAAGCTATTTGTTCTTTCGTGTCACATGAAATTTCTCTATTGACCTCTAACGGTCGAGGATTCCCGCATTGAAGTTGATACATCCTATAAATTGCCCTATCTGATGAGCGTCCAATTTTCACGCATCCTGTCCCATCAGTGATGAAATAAACACACCCTTTTTTCTTTGCCATTAGAACTCTCCCGGTGTCCATGCTTTTGCCTGGAATGTCTTCGGTGCTTCCTTCTTCGGTACGCCCTTCTTCGGTGCCTCTGCGATAGTGCCGTCTTCGATGATGATGGAGCATTCATCGCCGGTGCTTACCCTGGTGGCGATGACCTGTAATCCTTCGGCTTCAAGCCATTCTCCGAACTCTGCAAGCGTGTCTGTATCCATCTGCTCCAGCTTGTCTATGAGCGCAAATCCGCATTCAGGGTTGAGCTTGCGCACGATGGCGGTTGCTACGATCAGCTGTTCCGCGCTGGACATGTCCGACCACTGCTGCCCTTTGTACACGAGAGCGCCCTCGCTGACGGAAAGTCCTTCAAGCGGAAGGTCAGCGGAATCGAGCAGGGCCTTGCGCTGGCTTCTTACGGCTTCCAGTTCTCCGGTCATCTTGTCGTACTCGTTCCGGAGCTGTTCTGCTTCATCGACAGCATTGGCCTTTGTGAGATTCGCCCTGACACGGCGGTTGATTTCTTCGATATTGGCGATGCTCTCTTCGATCTCGGCTGTGCTTTCATCCTCAAGCTGGGCGGCGTCCTTCATGGCAATTTCTTCATCGTCAGACACTTTCTCATAAGCCTTTTTGCGCTCTTCCAGTCTTGCAGTAAGTTCTGCAATCTGATCTTCGAGGCGCCGAGCCTCGTCAAAGATGCGGTGCTTTTCGAATGTAATTTCCTTCACTCTGTCGCGCTTGCGCTGATTTTCGCCGTTCTTTGCAAGAATCTCCTGCTGCTGTTTAATCAGATCGGAAGCACTGACCAGCTCTTCCGGTGCATCGGGGTAATATTCCAGAGCTTCCGCGAGCTTGCTCTTTTTGTCCGCATCCCTGCCGACGAGCGTGCGTTCGCTGTAAATGAAGTTTTCCTTCTTATCCAGTTCGGCAAGTTCTTCGCCCACACCGATAATCTGTAGCAGCGTTTCGCCCTTCTCCTTGTCGGAAGCATTTAGAAACTTCGGAAGATTGAGGGCAAGCGGCTCAATGAACTCGTTCAGGAGCCTCTGACCGCCCTTGCGTCCGCTCGGATCCGTGACCTTGAGCGAGGCATTCTTACCGGAACGCTCCACAATGATGCCGTTACTGAGTTCAATTCTGATTTTTCCGGGAACCGCAGAACCTTCCCGGTTGAAGTTCTTCGGACGGTTCTTTTCTCCACCCAATGCATACACGATGCCGTCCAGGACGCTGGTCTTGCCGTTGGCGTTCTTTCCCCCGATGATGGTCAGCCCATCCTCTGACGGAGTGAACTGTACCGCCTTGATACGCTTCACGTTTTCTGCTTCAAATGATGTGATTTTTACTGACATGAATCTCCTTTCTGTGATACAATCACAATGTCTTAATCTCTGAGCCGTTTAGGAATCCCTCACTCCTTGCGGCTCATTTTTTGCGTGCTTTACCTTCTTCAATCAGCTCATAAAAGAGCTTTGTGTGGTTCTTCCGTATGCGGCTTATTGCGGAACTGACGTCCTTTCTCGTCATCCCGTTTATCCCGCCGATTTCCTTCGGCGTGTATCCCTCACCGAGCAGCCGCACGATTTCTTTTGTCTTCTCGGCGATAGGTCTGGTTTGTTTGTGGAATACTACGGGTCTTGACGGGTCATTTCCGCAGGACGGCTTGTTAATTGGCGTCCACATATCCGCCCCTTTTTTTTTGCGGGCTTGGAGCAGGCAAAGCGTGTTGACGATGTCCCATGTATTGGGCTTGTGGAACCGCTTCGACAGCTGATCGTAGGTGTATTTCGGTTTTCTCTCGTATCTGAGGCGCCATAATTCCTTCAGCTCTGCCGATGTCCATGTTCCGCAGAATCCGCTCCGGTCGTTGTGCATGTCGGACCTTAAAAGGTTCTGATTGAGCGAGTCCTGTCTGCTCTGCCTTGCATCGTTGGTATAGGTCTTTTTCCGGTATGTCTCCGCGCCGTGTTGGAAGTTCTCCCACCCTGTCGGCTTGTAAGCCTTGTACGGCACGGCAGTCACGGCGCTCATGCGTTTCCCTCCGTTACCTCGGTCGGATTGGAATATTCCGCTACAAGCTCGGCATAGCGGTCAGGATGCTTCGATTTAAAGTTACTCACGTTAGCGGAAACCGTTGCGGGTGTAACATGGCACACGGCAGCGACATCTTTTGTCCGCATTCCCGACAACCGCATTTTCACTTGGTCCTCGACCGAACGAGAAAGCTTCTCGGGCTTTTCTTCGGGTACATCGGGCAGGTCGGCGGGTTCTGCTTCTTTACCCCCCCTCAGAAGCTCCGGCTTCACATACGGTCTCTTCTGCCTCTTCGCTTCCGCCTTCTTCCAGTCCGCTACAATATTCTCCATGCTGTGCATCGTTTCCCTCCATGAAATCACTCAGCTTACTTGTGCAGTCCGCACACAGGTCATACTGTTTGCCGAACTGCGTCTCTCCGTCCTCGTCATAGCCCATCAGCCATGCGAACCCGCAGAGTTCTCCGACCTTCGGAAGCTCGTAAAGCTGTCCGCATCGGTCACATTTCCTTGCTACTGCCATCGGCTTCATCCTCCAAATCTTCTTTAATCAGTTCCACGACAGTCTTGTATGCTTTGACAACTTCTTTCAGTCTGAATATTTCTCTATCTTGCAACTCTGCACGTCTCCGCGCGGCTTTTAATGCCTCTGTGAGTTCGGACTGTTTCGTGTCCATCTTGTGCAGATGTTCCGCAACTGCTTCGGCGCGTTCTGCAAAATTCGGCATAAAAAAGCGACATCCCTCACAAGTCTTCTGCGACGTCATTTTGCATGGTTTTTTTGAATTGAACTTATCGTAATATGTGCAACCTGTTTCTTTCTGATTCATAGCTTTGAGCATCAGCCGTGAATCAATAAACTGCTGTGCCGTTTTCGGAATAGCAGTGTTCCTTTGCGGTGTTCTTATCGCCATTTCTTCTCTCCTTTCTTAGTTGAATGTGAACATCACCGGGAACAGAACCACCAGGAACACAAAAACAATCGTCGCGCATCCCATTCCCATTGCGACCCCTTCAAAGAATCTATCCTTCAGATTCCGATCAAATTCTTCAAACACTTTTTGCCTCCTCGATCAGCTCCCTGAGCTTCTTCTTTTCCTGCTCTGTCAGGTCGTGCCGGGCGCCGTCCAGAAAGTAAAACGGATGCTCGGAAAACGGATCCTTGATAGCTGCCTGATATACATCACCCGTTCCGATGACGTAGGTGTTCAACGTCGCCCGAATCCCATTGCCAACTCTCTCAACCTTGATGCTGATTGTCTTCATGCCGGTTTTCTCCTTCTTCCGAAGATCCTCCGTCTCATTGACCGCTTGACTGTCTCGGATAAGTTGTTCTGCCTCAGATTGAATCTCTCGATCCAGCTCGGCAGGTCATCAACGTAGACAAGCCATTTCCCGCCCCCGGGCGTCTTGAAGCCGGGAAAGTCTTCTTCCTGGGAATACCGCTTCAGCTGCTCCTTGGAATACCCAATGCCCACGAGCTGTGTGAAGCTCATTACCTGTTTCATGTCTTAATCTCCTTTCCGCCCACATAATGTGGGCTTAATCCGCAAAAAAAATAGTCGCCACGGACTTCTTGTAGTATTCTGCGATTTTCTTTTTGATTTCGTCGCGCGGTACTCTCTCGCCGTTCTCGTACATACTGTACGCCGAAGGTGTTACCCCGATGGCCTGTGCTACTTCTGTCTGAGTTTTGCTCCCCCTCAAAGCAATCAGTCTCTCTGCGATCTTACCCTTGTCCATATGTCCTCCTTTCTATAAGTTTTGTATTTCCGGTATGCTACCGGGAATCGGGATGACAGGATTCGAACCTGCAATCTCCGGTTATGAGGGGTCCTGGCGCTCTACCATTGAGCTACATCCCGTTGTTGCCGGTCTTTCCCGGCTGTCAGAGCGTTTTACCTTACAAGCTCACAACGTATCCAGTATCTTCTTCCTTGCGTCACGCACTGGCGCCCGACTGCCTGAGGCTCATCTTCAGGATTTCGGATAGTGCACATATGCTTGACGTCAAACACTATCTATGAGCCAAATCGGAACGACAGGAATCGAACCTGCATCTCGGATTATCCTGAGTTTAAGCGCGCCCCGCGCTCTACCTTTGAGCTACGTTCCGTGGTCGCGATTGTTGTCGCACAACGCGCCAAGCGGTGGTTTCTAACGATGTCATGAACATCTCCCACGCCGGTCTCTTCCGACTGTCACGGTCATCCAGATGAGCATACCGTTTCTGCTTGTACCGCTGGATTCAGCCCCTTATTTCTGCAGGATAATTTTGGGTATGCCGGTGTATGCATCCACCCCTGCGGCACTACATCGGAACGGAAGGAATCGAACCTTCGCCCACCCGCCCTTGCGGGAACTCTTCCATTAAGCTACATCCCGTTATAAAGGGCGGCACAGCACGATTGCCGCCCTTGTTTGTTATGTTGTGTTTTAAGTCTGCTTCTATCTCGCCTATGGGTTACGGGGTATGATTGTGTCCACAGAAGGGGCGGAAGCATTGATCAGGTTACATATCTCTCACCTCCTTTACTTGATGTGCTTCAACACGTCATTGATCATAGCGATTCCGCTATCACCGGTTACATCAACTCTCTTTGTGAATCCGCTCGCCCATGTGATATCCACATGTGCATCATCGGTATGAACGTTGCTGAAGTATTCAATGTCTATGACATCTGCTCCCGCTCTGGTGGCCTGCACCAGCTTCAGAAGGCGCTGGCAAAGGATGAATGTATTTTCTTTCATGTCTTAATCTCCTCTCCGCGACCACATTTCGTGGGCGTAAGAAGAATATACACGAATCGTGTACTCTTGTCAACACGTTTTGTGAAGTTTTTTATAGAAAAAAATTCACATAGCGTGTACAATATAGTAAAGAAGAATACATCTGGAGGGGTGTGATATTATGACGACATTTAAAGAGAGGCTAAAGGAATTGCGCAATGTGAAAAACCTGAGCCAGAGAGAGCTGGCAGAGGAACTAAATGTAAGTAAGTCAGCCATAAGCATGTATGAAAGCGGAGCACGTGAGCCAGACCACGAAATGACGGAAAAGATCGCAGACTATTTCAATGTGGATATGGATTACTTGATGGGACGTACGGACGTTACCATGCGATTCGTGAGTCCTCACTCGTGTCAGAAGATGGACAAAAATAATTCACAGGAATATTATGACGATGAGACCGTTCGTGCTGTAACGGACCGCCTCAGAAAGAATCCGGAATACTCCGTTATGTTTAAGGCTGCCACCAATGTTAAACCGGAGGACATTGATTTTGTTACGCAATTCATTGAGAAGATGTCTTAGACACAAGGTACCTGAAAACACGAGAGTTTATATCGTAGCCACGCCGCCGACCATATCAAGTTTTGTGGTACGCAAAGACGAATGGTATACGATATGTATCAGCGACGCGCTCACGCCGGAGGGACAGATTGAGGCGTACAATCACGAGGTCGACCACATCACCAACGGAGATTTTGATTCCGACGAGCCAACCGGCCTGATTGAGATCAGGGCGCATAAAAGAGATAAGGAGTAAAAGAGTATGGGATTATTCGGCAAAAAACAAAAGAAGAAGCCATCGAAGAACGAAGATCGCATGCAGAATAAAATCTCAATGATGGAGATGCAACGTCAGTCGTTTATCAAGAATGGGTTTGAGTTATATCAAATCATAGGATCTGGCGACGGATGCGAGATTTGTAAATCCATGAACGGGAAAGTCTTCGAAGTAAAAGACTTTGAGCCGGGGAAGACTGCGCCGCCGTTCTGCTCGAATTGCAGATGTTCCGTAAGTTCCTATATGGACAAAGATAAGTATAACCGCTGGCTAAACGCATTGGCTAACGGGAAGGATGTCAGATTCAAGGATTTTAAATGAAATGATAACAAAAAAAATACCTGCCCCGCGCCGTCACTCGCAGAACAGGTATTTAGTTAATGGGCATTGCGCACCATCAACCGACCACGTTGATAGTATACCACAATGCCCTTCTTAAAGTCACCCTTAAGGAGGTTATTTTTATGGCAAAATCTAAGTACAAGAGACGCGCTGACGGTCGTAAGGAAGCCACGATCCGGATTGACGGAAAGCGGATCCACGTCTACGGCTACACTGATTTGGAGATTGAACTCCAGAAAGAAGAACTGATCAAAGCATCCCATGACGGGACACTTTATGTTGATAAGGTAACAACATTCCGAGAATGGTCGGGGAAATGGCTTGAATTAACAAGACCGAACCGAAGCGTGAACACCATGAAGATGTATGACAGCGCCGTTGCAAAGCTTGACGCGCTCCTGGGAGATTATCCGCTGTCTGCCTTGAAGACGTCCGATCTGCAGCTTGCTCTTAACCGGTATGCTGACAATCCGAGGACTCAGGAAATCCTTTACATCACCCTTGGCCAGATATATAGCAAAGCAATAGCCGAGGAAATGATTGTCAAGAATCCGTGTATGAATCTTGAGAAGGTGAAGTATAAGGCACCTGAAAAGAGATCTCTTACAGATGCGGAGAAGGATGCTGTTGAAAGGGCGGAGCTGAAGCTCTCGGACAGGATCCTGTTGGACTTGCTCTACTACTGCGGACTTAGAAGAGGGGAAGTTCTGGCGCTGTCCCGGGGACAGTTCGACTTGAAGAAATGGACCGTCAAGATTGATGCAGCTATCGTGTTCGTAACGGACAGCTGTTCGGAGCGAAAGCCAATGCCAAAGACCGAAGCAGGATTCCGAACGCTCCCGATCCCGTCCCCGATCAGAGACAGAATCACAGAGTACCTCAGCGAGTTAGATGGGATGTATCTTTTTACGAAGCAGGACGGAGCTTTTGTTACTCACAACAGCTATGCTTCTCTTTGGAAGAGAATCCTGCTCGCAGTCAACGCGGCTGCCGGCGGAGTGAATTATTATGACAGGGCCAAGCGGAAGACCCTCATGCAGATAAATGCAATCCCGGGACTCACCGCGCATGTCTTCAGGCACAACTACTGCACGATGCTCTATTATGCAGGCGTGCCGGTCAAAGATGCTCAGTATCTGATGGGACACGCCAACCCCATGACGACGCTCAGCATATACACACATCTCGACCAGATGAACACATCATCTGCCGAGCTCCTTGAGAATTACTTGACCGGTACTTGACCAAAGCTTGACCAACTGACGACATTTTGACGACCACCGCCTTCCTTTTTATGCCGTGACGACAGTTAGACGACCGCTATTTTCACCTATTTTCACCCATTTTCGCCTATTACAGAACAAACAAAAAATGCCGGAAAAGCCTTTAAATATCAGCTTTTTCCGGCATTTATAAGGTCTGCGCCTCCGGGGACTCGAACCCCGGACACCCTGATTAAGAGTCAGCTTAACCGCCTTGATTTTATGCGGAGTTTCGGCACAGCTGACGACATTTTGACGACCACTCTTTTACCACTCATTTCGTTCGAGCCCACTCGTATAAACTCAAATCTTCACTCAACAACTCAACTACAAACTCAACAACTCAACTGCTTGCTCAACTTCGCAAGCAGGGCGCGGGTATATACCCGGCGCAAAATTGCAATAACGCAAAATTGCTATAAAATTGCAATAAAGTTGCAAGCAGTGTAAATTGATATCAAATCAATTTATTTTGGGAGAACCCAAACCCCGAAGAAGCTGAAAATAATCCTCGTTCACGTTTCAAACATCATATTTATGTAATTATTTACACATATGTGTATTTTTATGTTTACAGAACTGCGCATATGTGTTATTATTATTGAGTAAAGAAAAGTTCTAAGCGGGAGGAAATAGAAATGGCTAAATACACTATCAAATATGCATGCGGACATGAAGGGACTGTGGAGCTCTTCGGGAAATCTAAAACAAGGGAATATGAAATCAAGAGACTTGAGAAGGGTGACTGTCCTGAATGTGAGGCAAGGTTAGCAGCGAAAGAAAACGCTGCATTCGCTGAAGAGCGAGGGCTTCCGGAACTCGTCGGTACTGAAAGACAGGTTGCATGGGCGAACACACTCCGCCGGACAAAGCTCGACTCCTGTGAGTACTTTGTTGATAACAATATCATGAACATGACGGATGTCGGTAAGGATTCTGTCGGAAAGGCCATGAACTGGCTGTACGGCCAGAACAAAGCATCGTTCTGGATTGAGAACAGATATGAATCAACAGATAGGACCATCCACAATGCCATTAAGGAACTTGAGTTCATGCCACCGGAAGGAAGTATGAAAGATGAGAAAGAGTTTCTTGCGGCACCGGAAGAGCCCAAAAAGGAAGGCGTTGTAAGAATCCTCATCAAGGGCGATTACATCAGCTTCATCTACGAGAAGGACAGCGACTTCCGAACCATCGTCAAGAAGCACTACTGCAAGTGGAACGGAATGGAATGGGTAAAGGAAACAACCGCATTGACAGGTATGGCTGACGACATAGCCGCCGAGATCGGACGCGACCTTCTCGACAACGGATTCAGGGTATCATTCCCTGACAAAGACGTCATGGATATGGCCGTAAATGCCGCCTTCGAAAAGGAGCATACAAAATGGATCCTCAGAGAAGACGACAAGAAAGTTAAGATTAAATGGAGAAATGACCTCAACTGCTATTATGACGCAATAGCATTGAGAGGAGCAAAGTACAGAAGCGGATGCGTACTTGTTCCGGCTGAATACTATAGGAGCATCGAGGACTTTGCTGCTGAATATGACTACTACATTTCTCCGAAGGCGCGAAAGGTCCTTGACGATGCAAAGGCAAAAATCGAAGGGATTCCCGTACCGGAATTCGCTGACATTCCGGAGCACAAGCGGGAAGACGTTCCGGATCCGCTCGCAGAACTTATGGATGAGGATTGAAATGATATATATGAAAGACACCAGCAAGATTGCAAGGATTGCCGCAGAGATGCGGCTTCCTTATCTGTCTGGCACAGATAAGCAGAGGGCATGGGCAAACGTGATCAGAGCGAATATCCTGTCTGCTATGAAGTACCTCGTGGAGAATACAGAGCTTGTCTCACCAGAAGATTTTGAGCTTGCGAAGAAACAGGATACATCAAGATACTGGATTGACAGGAGAGACGACCAGCTCCTTCTGATAGACAACGTGAATAACCACTACTTCATGTATGTATTCGATGAAAAGCGTAACATTTACCGGCCAGACAATCCCACGAAGGAAGGGACGGTCGACATCATACACGATGATGGCATTGTCTACTTCAGACGAAAGAAGTTTGACAGAGACTATGCAAGGATTGTCGATAACCTTGTCTATATCGGATACGATGTCAGGTTCGGTTATCCTCATCAGCTGATGCCGATTGCGGAAAGACTACTGAAGAGCGGATTCACATTAAACATAGATCAGGAAATAGCGATTAAAAAAGACATGATACCGGAGGATTTACTCGATGATGACGATTGAAACTTCTCTTCTTCCGCATCAGGAAGAAGCAGTCAAGAAGCTCTCAAAGCTGAAAGTTGGAGCCCTGTTCATGGAGCAGGGTACCGGCAAGACGCGGACGGCTCTTGAGCTCATACAGAAGCGCATGGAGAAAGGAAAAGTGAATGTCGTGCTCTGGTTGTGCCCTTGCAGTGTCAAGAAGAATCTCAGGGAAGATATCACATATCACTGCGGATGCTTCCCGGAGAACATTGTCATAAGAGGAATAGAATCCATATCGGGAAGCAGCAAGCTTTATCTGAAGCTCCTGAATCTTGTGAATAAGTACAAGGTGTTCCTTGTGGTCGATGAATCGTCACTCTGCAAGAATCCTTTTGCGATCCGCTCCGGAAGGATTGTGGAGCTGTCAAAGCATTGTACATATAAGCTCATTCTTAATGGCACACCGATCAGCAAGAACGAGGCGGATCTCTTCGGGCAGTTCTTCATCCTTGACTGGCGGATACTCGGGTACAGATCCTATTACAGTTTCTCCGCTAATCATCTGGAGTATCGGAAGATAACACTTCCAAATGGAAGAGAGTATAAAACAGATCAGGTGCTCAGGGCACTGAACACGGCATATCTGGCCGAGAAGATATCACCATACACCTATCAGGTAAAGAAAGAAGATTGCATGTCTCTCCCGAAAAAGCATTACCATACCTGCTACTTCGAATTGTCCTATGAGCAAGACGCAATCTACGACGATACGAAATACAGATTCCTGGAAAATGTAGACGAATTCAGAAACGATACCATTTACAAATTTTTCACAGCGCTTCAGCATGTGACATCGGGAAGGCGGGTGACATCTGCTGCAACAGAACGCATGAAGACAGAGGATATCTTTTCTGATCCGGATGACAACCCGCGCCTTCAAGCTCTGGAAGATGTAATCGACAAGATAGGTCCGGAGAAAGCCATCATATTCGTTAAGTATAAGAGCGAAGCAGAAGAGATCATGAATCTTCTGAAAAGCCATGGCAGGAGCTGTGTCGAGTTCACGGGCAGATGCTCTGCAAAACAGCGCCAGATAAATCGAGAGTGCTTTCGGGATGAAGCGCAGTTCCTTGTAGCCAACAAAGTCTGCGGAGCATACGGATTGAACTTGCAGTTCTGCCACAACGTCATCTTCTACAACAATGATTTCGATTACTCAACCAGAGCTCAGGCAGAAGACAGGGTACACAGATACGGACAGACTCACGAGGTAGATATCTATGATATCTGCGCAAGCGGAACGATAGATGACTTCATACGGGAAAATCTTATCAGGAAAGAGAATCTTGCAGATGCATTCCGGAGGAATGTCGAGAGCATCAAGAAAAAGAGATGGAGGGCGAACGATGGAAAAAAAGTACCTGAACAAAAATGTGTACGAAGCCGCAAAAGAACGGGTTGAGTACATCTTTTCTGAATTCAGCAAGATTCTTATAGCCTTCTCAGGCGGCAAGGACAGCTCAGTCCTTATGAATATGGCATACGACTATGCAGCAGAGCATGACCGTATATCAGACCTTGCCATGTTTCACATGGACTATGAAGCGCAGTACCAGATGACCACGGATTTTGTTGAGGATGCCTTCCTCAATCAGTTCCCCGGCATTGAGAAATACTGGCTGTGCCTTCCGATGGGCGCACAGTGCGCATGCAGGATGGACGGGGCTTACTGGATACCATGGGACAAAGACAAACAGAGCATATGGGTAAGACAAATGCCCGTCAATCCTTATGTGATCAATGAAGACAATGTGCCCTTCGAATTCCAGAAGGGCACCCCAGATTATGATGTGCAGGAATCTTTCGGGAGGTGGTATCAGAAAAAACGCGGAGAAAAGACAGCGGTCCTCATCGGGATCCGCGCGGACGAGTCCCTTAACCGCTTCCGCGCCATCAAAGGAAATCACAAGGTACATTCCTACAAGGATACGAACTATATTCTTGCCGAGAGCGACATGCTGGCCAATGCTTATCCGCTTTATGATTGGACGGCTCCGGACATCTGGATATACAACGCAAAGTTCCGGAAGTCCTATAACAAGCTGTATGACCTGTATTATCAGGCGGGTGTTCCAGTCGCAAAGATGCGGGTAGCAAGCCCGTTTAATGATTGCGCTATGGACACACTTCACCTTTACAAGGTGATCGATCCGGTCAACTGGGGAAAGATGGTCGGGAGGGTGAACGGCGTCAACATGGCATCCTTGTACGGAGGCACAACGGCAATGGGATGGAAAAGCATCACGAAGCCGGCACACTTCACATGGAAGGAATACTGCTTCTTCCTGCTCAACACCTTACCTGAAGACGTCAGAGAAAACTATCTGACTAAGCTGAAGACGAGCATAAAATTCTGGCATGACCGCGGAGGCGCTCTCGATGCGGAAACAATCCGGGAGCTTGAAGAATCCGGTATTCAATTCGAGAATCGCGGAAAGAAATGTAAGACATCTACAAAGGATGTATGTACCTTTGATGATTACCCGGATGAAGCAGCAGTCACAAAATTTAAGGACGTCCCGTCTTACAAGAGGATGTGCGTATGTATCATCAAGAATGATTACCTCTGTAAGTACATGGGATTCGCGCCGACCAAAGTAGAATCAGAGAGACGGGCAAAGGCAATCGAGAAATATAAGAACTTATAAGGAGGCACATATGGAAGAATTCAAAAGCCCCGTATACGGCATACAGGCGGTCCCGATTGAAAAGATCAGGGCAAACACATGGAATCCAAATCACGTAGCCCCACCGGAAATGAAATTGCTGTACCAGTCCATCAAGGAAGACGGCTATACAATGCCGATTGTATGCTACTACATCCCCGAAGAAGATGCATATGAGATCGTGGATGGCTATCACCGCTATACTACCATGCTGAAGCATAAGGACATATACGAGAGAGAGCACGGCCTTCTGCCCGTCTCTGTTATTGATAAGCCGATTGAAGACCGTATGGCCAGCACGATACGCCATAATCGGGCCAGAGGTGAGCACAGCATTGATCTGATGGTTAATATCGTCGCAGAGCTATCCGCTGCCGGAATGTCCGACGCATGGATCATGAAGAATATTGGCATGGATGCCGAAGAGATTCTTAGATTAAAGCAGCTCTCCGGCCTTCAGGAATTATTTAAGGATGTAGATTTCTCCCGCGCATGGGAGTAAGGAAAGGAGATAGATATGTATCAGGTCGGAAAAGTATCAAAGGAATTAATCGGGCCGCAAAGGGTAATGTTCGACTTCAACGACAACGGCGGAATACTCTATGTGACGTTTTCAAGCCCGACGCAAAATGAAATCAAGCAGTTCAGCAAGGACATCAAAGTCAAGTATATCAAAGTCGGAAGCGTGTTCATGATGCTGTTCAAGTTCGGAAATCTGCAATGGATGGATGCTCCATACAGTCCGCATCTATCAAGGATATCGCGCATTCCAGAGCTTGACGAGGGCAGCGGTTTAGGGCTTCAGATAATCTTCGGAGACAGTGTAACGGGAACAGTCCATAAAATCCGTCTGGTCGGACTCTCAAACGCATTCTCGAAGGCATTCCTGTCCGATGTAGAGCAGGATCTGAAACGCGATTTCTCACCGCAGTTCTACGATTTGGATGTGGCAGCGGTCATGAATAAATACCAGACAGAAGAGCTTGTTGCAATGGCGAAAACATACTGCACGATAAGGAGGACTTGATATGTTTAACTACGATCCGCTCTGGAAGACACTGCGTGAAAGGAAGTTGAGGAAGAAGGATTTAGCAGATATGACAGGATTCGCCCCCGGGACGCTTGCAAAACTCGGGAAAAATGAATCCGTCTCTCTCTCTGTTATTGATAGGATATGCACCTCTCTTGAAGTGGATATATCGAAAGTCGTTTCCTGCGGCTCGTCCGAGCAGGAACATGATTACATCGAGGTTAATGGAATCAAATACAAATTAACACCTTATGACGAATAAAGGAGAACGTGATTATGATGGATTTTAAGAAGCTGACTGCTGAACACAACGGACAGGTCGTAGTCCTATACGAGGATGGAGAATTCAAGAATTTCAACTGGCTGCATAAGATTGTTGGCGAAGGATATGACGGGCTCAATGATGATCTTATGGAAGGAATATCGGGTAACGGCGAGGAGTATACATACTTTATCTGGAATGACGGCGAAGCTACCGACAGCATCCAGTTCCGTTTTGATCCGGTGTGAAAATAAGAAAGAGGAGGCGGAAGCCCCCTCTTTTTATATCTTGCGATATTTTAGTGATATTCAAATGTTAGTCAAATGTTAGTCAAATGTTAGTCAAATGTTAGTCAACCAACTTAAGGATATCCTCGCCGCTGAGATACTGTGTATCGAGTGCTGCAGCAAGACCGCTGCCGAATTTGCCAGGATACTCCACTCCCTGCGGATCGCGGCCAAGGCAGTAGCAGATAATCTCGACGGCCGTGACCATCTTCTGAGATTCGCCGAGCTTGATGTAATGCCCGTGGAACGCAGCTCTTGTCTTCGGTCCGATGATTCCGTCTTCTGTGAGTCCTGCCTGCCAGTCAAGATTGGCCGCCCTTTGAAGGCATCTGATCATGTTGCGCGTCGTCTCTGCTCCGCGGATTCCATCAACATCGATAGACACGCCGGTGAAATTGATTGAATGCTGCTGACCTTTCTTGACAAGAAGTTTTCTCTCATCAATGAACGGAAGCCTGTAAGCTGCTTCGAATGCGTAAATGCCTTCTATGAAGGGCTGAGAGCCTCTCAGGCGGTCGTTGCTTCCCCCGTCGTATCTTTCCCACATGTTACCCTTTTTGTTGCCAAGGATGCACACATGTCCATGGCTAAACTTGATAATATCGCCGGCAGCAATCTTATTCTTATCCGTGATTCTTACGGCACCCTTTGAAAGCAGATACTTTTCAAGAGCGCCAATATTACGATTACCAACATCGGTAAGTCCGCAAGCGTAAAGTGTCTGATCAATGAACCTGTCGCAGGATGTCATCTTGCAAATCGGATAAACCGAAGGAAGGGCAGGAGCATTTCCATACTTCCATCCATTATCACGGACAAGCTTAGCAACTTTCGATGCTTCACCAAGGAACTCTTTTACTGTTTTCTTGAAAGATGACGCCTTTGCCTTCTTCACAAGATCTGTGAGGGCCTTGTCTGACTGCTCACCGTAAATGCCGTCTACCTCAAGTCCACATGCTTCCTGGAGCATGACAACGCTCTTCTCCGTTCCGGATCCGAAGTCACCGTCTACGAAATTCTGAGATGTATAATATGCGCAGTCAACAAATCCTACGAGCTGAAGATTCTCCTGCAGGGTTCTTACCTCATCTCCGCTGTTCCCGCGTCTCAATGTCACGCAGGAATTGACGTCTTCATACATCGGTCTGCCGAATCCTGCAACACGATTGCCGCCGCCCACATTTGCATAGCTGTAAGAGTGCCTTGCAACGCATCCGCCGTTCGTGGTGAATCCGTCTGAATTGGTATTGCCTTCAATCGTGTAGACGGTTTTGCTTGCAGTATCGACCTTCTCTACATATCCGACATGACAGATTCTTCCCATCGAAGAACTGTAGAAATAGATCACATCACCCTTCTGAGGTGTTTTATACCATCTTCCGGCCCGCTTGAAATATCCGCTGCCATCCGGAGTATAACCTGTCATGTAGTTTCCGCTGTTCGTCTGGCAGAGGAGTTTTTTGGCTTTCGCAATACTGCCCATGACTTCTACCGCGATACCGTCTACAAAGTACTGGCACCACTGATCTCCGTTGCCGGCTCCTGCAAGTTCCTGAAACTTCTGGAAGTTTCCGCTTCCTGCATCGGCGGTAAAGTTCTCCATATCGGCAGATGCATGATTCTTTTCGCGGTAGCCGACATAGTGTGCCGCTCTTTCAATAATCTTATCAGCTGTAGTTCCCATTGCTGTCTCCTTTTTCGTTTCGGCCTGCTCGCCGTCTTTCAGGTCAGCATACTTACCGATGAACTCCACGCACTTCACATGCCTGCTCCAATACTTGCTTGAACCGACTCCGTTTTTCTTGTAGTAGTTGTCCGCCTGGTCCTTTTTAAGGACTTCAAGCCACTCACTGCACGAATACCCGGCATCCTTTGGAAAACGCTCAAATACGCGAAGTACGGCGCTCTTACCGCCAAGATGCTGGACTTCCGCCCACATCATCTGACCTTCTACATTCTTCACGCCGTTCTCTTCGGCTCTTGCGATATACTTTTTCAATCTCTCCTGAAAGACATACTCAGATGCTTCATGGCCTGCATCGGTCGCCAGTAGCTTGATGAGGATAGCCTTATATTTACCGTCTGGATTCCATCTGGCACTTACCCACGTTTCTCCATGCCTTGCAAACTCATCAAGTTTTTCTTCTAAAATATGATCCTTGTCACACTCACGAAATGCCTTTAGATACTTGTCACGGATATACTGCACAAGCTCCTGAGCCTCGTCCCCGTATGCCTGATAGGGTCCGAGGGTGCAAGTGTGTTCCTCATTGGAATTTGTGTAGGCTCCGGCATAAGCTGTCCAATCCCTATTTTCGGAGTAGGTCTGACCGCCACTTTCAACAGCTGCTATGATGTTTGAAAGTACATGTAAATTCTTTTTATTCATCCTTTTTCCTCTCCAAATTAAAAAAGACGGAGGAATAAGTCCCCCGTCTATAACTGTATTACATACCTTCCGCACCTGTGCCGGTATCGTCTATCTTGTCTTTTAAAATTGCGATATATTTTACGAGCCAATCCGGTACATCAGCTCCCATTCGTCCACTGTTTTCGATTATCGAGAGCATCTCATTGAGTAAAAACCACGATGTTACCAGAAGCGAGAAAAGTGTCGTGATCGGCGGATTGAAATTCATCTGAATAGCAAGCGTCGCGACAATATAATCAAGTACCATTGACACGACAATCACACAAAGAATCCCGAATTTTTTTATAATCCCGTTCATGCCGACGGCGCTTGACCATCCGTATTTAGGATCGTCCGGATGTTCAACGGCTTCCTTTTTGGCCGCCAGCATGCCGGTGATGTAATCGATTACCATCATGAGCACGAGCAGCCCGATGAGCGGGATGAGCATGCCAAGTTTCTCGGATACGTAAGCGATCGCGGCGGACACAAGCCCCGCGATTAAATAATATGTTTCTTTCACCGGTCT